GTCCAGGAGTGGCTGGAGGAAATGCGCGACGGCTTTGCCGAGAGCGCGGAGGCTGCAGTCGAAGCGATCGATGAGGTGGAGAGCACCGAAAAGGCCGCCCGTCGCCACGCCGAGAATGCAGCCCGAGCCATGGCTGCCACCCGCGACGCCTTCGCCCAGCACCTGGGAACTCCGGTACTCGCATGAACCAGCAGAAGAAGGTCATCCGCCGAAGCATGGGCAGCTTCCTTGGCGGCTCATCGTCCGACAAGGTCACAAATTCGGATCACAACGAAGACTTCGACACCAGCGAAGCCGCGATAGCCGCCGGTGTGGATATGGATACGTCTGTCCTGCTTAGGGTGCTCGGCCTCTTCAAGGAAGGCTCGAACCATCTGCTGATGGACGGACACGGTTACAGGGCCGCCGTGCAAGATCTCAAGGCGAAGAGGCGCGGCGCGGACAAGGACTGACACAAGAAACGGCCGGCGCATGCTGCTGGCCCAGGCGCCGGCCTTCGCTGAGGTGACGGGGCGGGTGCCGAAGGCTGAGAAGCCGGCATGAGATGGGACCACCTCTACCGCCCAGCGCACTGCTTCCCGTGGGCGGATCGAGGTGTAGTGCATCATCGGGCGCGCCGCTGTGCCGTCTCGGCTTCGGAGATGAGCCCAATCCTCGAATTCAGGGGCCGCAAGTGAGCGACGACAGGAAGATATCGGGTCCACGCCGTCAGACTAAGGATGAAGTCTCGGCGCTTGCTAGGGCTGCGGCAGATGCCTACCAGGGCATCCCGGGTGCTGACCGACGAAGGCCGAGGGTGCAGCTAGAGGCAAAGCTTGTGGCTGCGCGCGCTAAACTGCAGTCGGAGCATGACCGGTTCTCTCGCTATCCTGACGATGATCCCCGCAGGCTCAAGTACGACGCGGACATCCAGTGGGCGACCAGCAAGGTTCGTGTCCTTGAAGAGCATCTACAGCTCCTGAACAGGAAGGCGTCGGAGCGGCCGTGAGCTGCGACCACCTCTACCGCCCAGCGCCCTGCTCGTCCTGGCCCGTGGATCTGCTGCGGGTGGTGGGCACGAACTACCGTGAGGCAGCCGGCCAGGTGATCGACCAGGCCGAACGCCTGCGCCTGACCGTTGCAGCCTATGTGACGGCCGGGGGCGACCCCCGCCAGCGCGGACCGCGCGGTGCAGGACATGCTGGCTTTGCTCTCCATGGAGCGCGGCGACTGGCTCAGGGGGTCAGCGCAGGAGATCGCGGACCGGCAGCGGGCCGTGACGGCTGAGGCCCCTTTCGAGGAGCGGGAATGACCGGTGCGCCCCTCACTCCCGCCGATCCGGCCGACTTCACACAAGCGGTCCACTACGCCCTGCGCTTCGGCCTCAGCGGCAAGCCGCTCGGCAAGAAGCTGCGGGAGGATCCGGAATGGATGGCCCGGCACATTGTGGAGCACCTGGCCCGGGCTAACTTCAAGGTGATGCAGGGCCCGCCGCGCCCACCACACAGCACCAGCGATTTCTCCCCTAACCCTGGCGGCCTTCGCGAGGCCTAGCACTACAGTTGCGCATCCCAATATCGTGCTCTCGACCCGCCGCGCCGTCCGTTTGCAGCCGTAGGCCAGCTTGCTAGAGCCTGACGCTCCAACTCACGCAGGGGATGTATCGTCGTGCGTATCAGACCTAAACGCAGCCGAAAGACCGCCCGCAAGCGCCTCCGGATACAACGTAGACAGGCGAATAAGGGCTAACACTACAGTTGCTCTAACCTGCCGGGGCGATAAGCCCCTTTGGAGTGCGCAACTGTAGTGCTGGGAGTCACCATGGAGCTTTCCCCCAAGGTTCGCCGCGACATGGAGTTGGCCGCTGCCGTCCACGCGGCGGCCGACGTCCTGAACCAAGCCATCCACGAGGCTGCCGACCGCGGGCTGCTCATCAACATCGAGGTTACAGCCAGGAGACTGGGAGACGATGACCCGAGCGAAACGGTGAAAGCGCCGTGCGTCGCGGTAACGGTCGGTCGAGCCTGAACCCGAACCCCCGCCCCATGAGGGGTGGGACGAGGGCCTGGGATCGGAAGCAGCGCGGTACCCGGCGCCGAAGTGACCCTAGAGTAAGTCTCAGAGAAAGATACAACCCTCGCGTGTATGTGTCTGGGTATTCTGTGCGCGGACGGGGATTGTAGCGGCGCACGAAACGAAAAAAGCCGCCCGGCGGGTTAGCAGGATTTGTCCTAACCCACCGAGCGGCTTCCGTGCTGCAGCCATTTGCTAGGGCACCACGAGGAGCTTCAGCTATCGATCAGTAACACACGGCAAGACCGATCGCCGCCTTCTTCCCTTCGCGCCAACCCTGACGCCAGAGACGCCTGTCCAGATCAGTGAACAGGCGATTTTCTTCTGCCTCGACTTGGATGATGGGCGCGCCGTCTTCGGCGGCGCGGCGACCCATCGCATGTATCTCCACCTCACGGGGCGTCGAGGGCGCTCGATTGCTGCGTTGCATCATTCAGTCCGACCTGAACCGGCCGCCTTCAGCCTGTGTCGGCGGCTATCTGGGCCTCCGTTCAACCCACCTCCAGTCGGGATTAATCCAGGATGGATCAAATTTGGAACTTTGCAGGCGCAACGAAGCTTTTTTGAGGCACGCCATGCTCAGCAAGAAAGCAGATAGGCCCTTGGCTCCGGCCCCCGCGTTCACCACCGGCCCCGCCATCAGCCGATCGGACTAAGCGCCTAATGGTTAGAACCTGACGCTTGGTGCCCTGCGTAGGTCAGCTTAGGGCGGTCAGCGGATCTCCGCGTGTGAGAACCGCTCCCACGCAGATTGCCGTGACACACCGAGCGCTTCACCAATGATGGCCCAACTCACATGCCGTGAGCGCAACATCTCGACGACTGATTGGAGCTGGTTGCTCTTACCCGCGACTGTCTCCTCGATCGGCTTGAGCAACGCCAGCAGTCGCTCTGTCGATGATTGTTCGAAGGGTGTGCGTGATGAGCGACCCGATACACCGTCGCGGATGTAGTCATTGCAGACAGCAATGCACTCGTTGCAGATGAAAATGCGGCCCGCGCCCGCAACCAGCTTCTCTACCTCGGCGGCCCCCTTCAGGCAGAAGGAGCAATATTCGACCGGAGGCGTCGGCAGATCTGGCACGGGCAGGCTGGACCTTATCTCCTCTGGGACTTGGGGCACTTGACGTCTCCATGTCAGGGATTTCCTGACAGTCAGGCTAGACCTGACAGACTTGGCGTCAAGCGAATTTCGCCTCTGTGTCGAAAGCGGCTATGGCTCAGTGGGCATAAAGCGTCGGGTTTCATCCACTAGATCACGGGACGGGCGCGCCCGTCATCGCTAGGGCTACGAGGCGCCCGCGCCATCCCTTATACCGGCCCCATGCCCGACCACTCCCTCCGCACCGTGAAGCCCGCGACCGACACAGACGGCCCGCCCTGCTAACGCTTGCTGCGACCACGCAAGGCATAGGCTGACCAGTGCTCCCGGGCCCGCCTGCTTGCCGCCACGAGCTCGCGCGCTTGTTCTCTGTGGGATCTGAGTAAGGCGACGTTCGCTGCCACCTCATCACAGAGAAGAATAGAAGCGACGACAAGACCTGGTAGAGGCTTCATCGAATACTTCTAGCACGACACTGCCGTGGATCCCTGCTTTATTAAGTATTTATTCACGCGGCCCAGAGGGCGATTTAGCCGCAAGAGTGCGGACGCACCTGGCTCGCCAACCTCCCAGTCGGGCCCTACTTTGTCGAAGGCCTCAATTTGAAGGCTGCCGGGCCAGGGCCTAAAAGCCGCAGGCTTTCATCGAGAAGTCTACGGCTCTCCTCGATCTGGCGCAGCACATGCACCGTTCTGACGCGGGGCGTCTCAGCAGGCCGCGCCGGCTGAACAGCTTTAGGGTCTGGCGGCATGGGCCTCACCACTTTGCCGAACTGGCGGTCAGACGCCTCCTGAGCGCTCGAAGCGCGGGCGGGATCGAGTAAGCCCTCGCCGCAGCCGTTATCCGCTCTCGCCATGACCTTCGTCCCCACTGCATCTAAGAACTTGCGGCGCAGGAACGTTTAACGCTGGGCTGGGGTTTTCAGAACGCCAAGCTCGCCCGCTCTGCCATCAAAGCTTCCCTCGCATTCCGCCAATGGGCTGCCCAGGTGCCCGCATGCGGCTTCCCTGGGCGCCAGCAGCGTAGGTACATCTCCCAGCCGCCGTCAGGGTCGCTCATGGCCGGCAGAGCCCTGGGATCGGTCCAGAGCAGAAGCCGGGCGAAGACGCAGGCGAGGTCGTCGTTGTGCTCCAGCGCCGGGTGCACCGCCTCCGGGGTGGCCGGCACAAGCAGGGCCTCGCAGGCTGCCATGGCAGCGGTGCGCGATGCGGCGTGCCGCAGCACCCCGGTAACGCCCCCGCCCCGCTCGAATTGCCAGAGGCCCATGGCGTGAGCGACCGGCACCTGCCGACGGTGCCTGTAGCCACTCTCCTGGCCGGCAATGGCCAGAAGCATCACCCGGGCCCGGTCGTCCGACCGGATGCCGAACGCCTGCATCCAGGCCAGCGCCGGGTTCACCGTCAGGGTGAGGAGGAGGTCCGGGGTCATCACCCAGCCCCCAGCAGCCGCCGGACCTCGGCGAGCGCGGCCTTGTACTGATCCAGCCCTGCCTCCGCTCGATCCAGCGCGGCCACAATGGGGGCGAGATCCACCACCTCGGTCTCGTCCTGCCCCGGCTGCTCGGGCTGGCCGGGCTCGTCCACCGGCTTCTCCGGCTCCTGGGCGTCGGGCTGCTCCGGCAGCTCCACCGCTTCGCCGTCGATCACCGGCCCCGCCGCGCCAGGCTGCAGCGGCCCGGCGAAGCGCGTCACATGCGCCACCACCTCATCCAAGGGCAGGCGGACGAAGCTATAGGGCGGCTGCCAGTCGGTGGTGCTCTGTCCGTCCTGCCCGCTCGCCACAGCCTTGCCGCTGACCTTCGGCCATTCGCAGTCGATGTATCGGTTGTCCCGCTGATGCCAGCGCCCGATTTCCTTGCTGTCGAGCGAGCAGATCAGCAGCTTCACCCGCTCGAAGACATTGCCCTCGATCAGTGCCTCGGCGCCCATGCGAATGTTGATGCCGCTGGTGTCCATGCCGCGGAAGAGGTTGTCGGCGATATGCACCTCGCCGAAGCGGTTGGACGGACCACGCGACCCCAGGTCATCGAAGAAGTTCCGGGCGATGGTGACGCGGCGATTGCCCTTGTCGCTGTCGCTCGACCCGATCAGCACCGCCTTGTGGTGGTCATGGAAGTGGTTGTAGGCGAGGCAGACTTCCGAGGCCTCGTGCTTCACGTCGACGAGACCGTCGAAATAGTCTTTGTTCTTCGCCATCGAGCCGGACAGGTGGCAGTGCAGGACCACGACGCCCCGGCTCGCCCCCTCGATGCCGATGCAATCCTTCGGCCCCTCATTCACCTGGCCGATGTCGAGGTTCGCATAGACGATGTCTTCCGCATCGTTCGTCCTGAAGCCAACCCCTCGGATCTTGCTCTTGCCGTCCCCGATGATGGTGATCTGCCGCACCCGCTCGATGCGGATCACGTTGTCCCTGGTGTTCTCGCCCGAGATGTCGCCCTCCACGCTGATGAAGAGGGGGCCATCTGCCAGCTTCGCGGCGGCATTGATCTGATCGCCGGTGGTGCAGTGCTGGATGGGCGAGCCAGGGGGCGCTCCGCGGACCCAGGAGGCGAAACCGAGGATGGGCTTGTAGGGGGTGATATCGAGCATCGGGTCTCTCCTATGAGCGAGGCGGGTTGAAGGCGGCCATCAGGGCGTCCGCCGATGTGCCGGGAGGGGATGGCTGGCCGGGCACCACGACGGTTCCGGTGGTGGCGATCGCAGCAGGGGCGGTGGGCCGGCCAGCCAAGGCAGCCAGGGTGTTGTTCGCCGTGTGCCCCGAGGTGCTGTTGCCGAAGAAGAAGGCCGTCACGCCTGCGAAGGCGGCGATTAGCGCGCCTAGCAGCAGGTCGATGCCAGGAGGCACGCCGCGCGTGGCGGCCAGGACCAGGGTCAGGCCGAACATGAGGGTGATCACCGCGGCAAGCGTCACCTGCGCTCGAGCGATGAGAGGCGAGGCGGATGAGGCAGCGCGGGCATTGGCCGCATCCGCGACCACCGCCCGGAAGGTCTCCAGCCGCGCCAGGTCGGCCGCCGCCTCGCGTTGGGCCGCGATCTCTGCCAAGCGGATGCGCAGCTCAGAAGCCTTGGCCGGATCTGCCAGGAGGGCCGCAGCCGTCGCCGGATCGCTGGTGCCGGTCACTGCCTGCACGAGGTCCGCGGCCTGCTGTGCTGTCTCCCCCGTCTTGTCGCCGAAGATCCATCGCGCGAGGCTTGGCCCGTACTCCACCGCGAGCGCGCCCAGCCCCAGCACTACGGGTGCCATGGGTGTCCTCCAGATTGTCAGGGGTGCCCGGAGCCGCCGGGCGGCGGTTAACATACGTGAATGCTATCTGTGGTTGCGCGTTCCTAATTTCGCACAACCAACATTCAGAGGTGCGGAATGCAGTCGCTGCCGGAAGGCAGAGCTCGCCTCGTCATGGTCGAGCCGATCCTTGACCCGCTTCGATCCCGAACCGTGGTCTTCGTGCGCTACAAGACGATCCGGGGGGAGCGTTCGGTCGTGGTTTCCCCCGAACGTGCAGAAGCTCTCGGCCTCTACGAAGCATACGGTGGTCAACGGACAGTACCTGTCCCCACTGCCTGAGCCGCGGGGCGGCGGCCTAGGTGCCCTGCGCGGGCGGGATGAACCAGAAGGCAGGCGCCTCTTCGTTGCCACGCTGCGTGCCAGGCGGCAGGTAGAGCGAACCCCGGTTGAGCTGCGACTTGATCTCCGCAAGCTGGCGGATGATGTCCTCCATGCGGGTCTGCAGCGCCGTGTTGTTCCGCAGCAGTTCCTGGTTCTGTAGGCCGGCGGCGCTGTCCGCCTGCCGAAGCTGGGTGATCTGGTCGTTCATGCCCTGATACTGCAGGTCACGCGTGCGGCTCAGGTTCTTGAGGTCGCGTATCTCGGCCGGCAGGTTCATGGCGACCATCTCGGTCCGCCAGCTTTCCAGGGACGCCATGCGAGCAGCGCTCTCGCGAACCTGGGCCTGCGAATTGGCATAGGTGTTGATCGCGGCAATCGCCACCACCCCGATCCCGACCGTCCCTCCCACGATGGAGATGACCGTCTGGAACATCGTCATGCGCTGCTGCGTGACGACTGGAGCCTGAGCCTTCGCCGTCAGGACCTCCGCCGCCAGTCGATGCTGCTGGACGCCCTTCACGTCATGCGTGGCTTGCTCCAGCTTGGCCACCCGGATCGCGTCGTCCAGGTCCTTCTGCGAGTAGATCGGCTTTAGCTTTGGATCACGTGGCTCCGCCGGGCGAACGCCTGAGTTTGGCATCCTCTATCCCTCCACCACCGTTCGTGCCACGTGCGGCATCTACGCCCTCCTTCTACTCGGCACGGTCTGGTTCCAATCCGCTCGGTGCTGTGGGACGTGCGTCCGCTTGCAGGCTACGATCATCACCGTTAGCAAGCTCCCGAGGGCCGAGGGTTGATCATGAGAAGTCTGGACTTTCTAATCGTGGGGTTCAGCATTACCGAGCAGAAGAATAGCTACGCAGATTACATCAAAGCCGCTTTTTCCTCGCGCCCGCATGCACCGAGCGTTGCATCCAAATCAGTCGGCGGCGCGTCTATAGGATTTCTCTCGTACCTTACGCCGCACATCAAAATGGAGGACGCAAAGTTCACCGTTTTTGAAGTGGCGAGCTGCCGCAGGTACGCGGGAAACGAACCTGGCGTCTATCGCAAACATTTGTCGCTGATCTGCGATGCTGCGGTGAAGGCCGGCTCGCGGCCCTGCTTCGTGAACCTTCCCAGAAAGGGCTATATCAAGCCCGCCGACATGCTGGACCGCACAATTCACGAGTTTGCTGAGGAGCATCGCTTCCCCTGCTTAAGCCTCTATGGAGACATGGCCGAGATCGAGGCTCGCGGTGGTATAGCGGAATACCTTCGAGACGGGACGCACACCACCCAAGCCGGGTCTGAATTCTATGGCGAAAAGATCATGGCGTTCCTTGAGAACGTCGCGGCCGGACCCCATGCGCCATCCTCGTTCTCATACCATCCCGGCGACGGATTATATCCTCGTCTCTGGTTGCCTTCGCCAGTTGGCGGAGAATACGCGAGGTCGGATTTTTCTCGTTGCGGCATATCTCTTCCCGCAATCGAGATCCCGGAGAACTCCACCGTTACGTTTTCCGTCCCTGACGGAGTACAACCCAGGGGACTGGTGGCCATCGCGGGTCCGCGGCGCGGCAATCTCCGGCTTGAAGCGAACGGCTCGGCCAAGGTCGTCGTCGCTTATGACCGGGACAGCTATTATGACCGGCTGGTAAGCCTCCGCTATCAAGGCGAACCGGGAGAGATGAAGGTGACGCAGCTTCCAGGGCGCCCACCGCTCACGTTGAGGAAGGGGGTGCCTAACGAGGCCCCCCGCATCGGGAAGATCCTCGGCTTTCTCACGCAAACGAATGACGCGGATTTGGATGCTAAGTCGTAGATCCTTTTTTGCAGGGTCGCTGATGCTGCCCCTCTCGACACCCGCCGACGCGGCCGGCGACCAGAACGAAAGTCCTGCCGCACGCGCGCTCATCGTGGGGGATAGTACCGCGTCCCAATGGCGCGCTGCCTGGCGCTCGTCGGCAGTTCGCGACGCTCTCAATCTCGGTAAGGCTGGCTCCCGTCCGTCCGAGAGTGTCGGCTGGCTTGCACGGAAGCGCATTGCCTACGCGGAGGTGCGCACCATTGTGGTGAGTACCGGGACGAACAGCTTAGCGACGGACACGCCGCCAGAGATCGCACGCGCCATTTTTCGCCTGGCTGATTGGCTCCGAGAGAAAGCCCCACAGGCCAAAATCGCCCTCTTGACTGTTACCCCCCGCGGGGAAGGTTTGGCCTCTTACGCAGAACAGATCGCCGCGCTTAACGGCATCCTCTCGGCAAATGCGGATCGGCATGGGTATCATCTGGTGGACACCCATTCCGCCTTCAGCAGCAGATGTCGCGTAGTGGGGCGTTGCCCACTCTACCAGCGCGACAACTTGCACTACACTCGGCTGGGATATCACGTTATCGGCGAGTTGGTGGACCGAGCGCTGGGCGTCTGAACGGGCAGCGTACCCGATCATGGTACGACACTAACCACGCCTGCGTTGTTCCAGAGCGTCCCAGATGCCAAGCCGGTAGCACTGGTCGGCAGCGGCGTTGTGTCGATCACCTTGCCATCGCTGGCCCGGTAGATGTTGTTTTGCGAGATCGTATAGTTGCTCGCAGATACCACACGGCCACTCGTGCCGTAGCCGGGGCCGTCGAACGAGTTGCCTGAGATTTGGATGCCGCTGTGACCGGAGCCACGCACGTCAATTCCGGTAATCGACCCGCCGCTATTGGCGGCCGAACGCATGTCGTTGTCGCAGATGCGGACATTCACGACAGAAGGCGTGGGCGTCACGGTGATCTGCCGCCATGTCCCCGTCGCACCCGTGGTGTTTACGAGCGTGTTCCCGCTTATGTCGGTCGTCGTACCGCCATTCACGATGATGCCCGTGTTCGCATCTCGGACCACATTGGAGACGATGCGGCTCCGGGAGCAAAGGCTAAAGGAGACGCCAGTATTCACCGATATGATGCGGTTCAGGGCCACCAGATGCTCACTACCCGCCGCAGCCTCTTCCTCAACTCCGACGCGAATGGCTTCCGCTGTAATGTTGCGGATGTTATTGCCGATAATAGAGACCCGCTCAGTGTCGCTGACATTGATGCCTCGCTGGGCGCCGTCGATGATGTTCCCGGTGATGTCGAACAACTCGGTGTTGACCGCGTTGTCCACGACCTTAATGCCCTGTCCCCCAGTGTTGTAGATTTCGTTCTCGACAATCCGAGCCTGACTGACCCGCCTTGTGTAAATCGCGTGGTAAAGGTCGGGGCCACCGCCGTCTTCAAAGCGGCATCTTGCGATCAGGACGCCAATCCACCCCTTTGGGTGCAGCGCGTGTCCGAGCACGGCCCATCGGGAAAAGCTACAATCCTCCACGATTAGGTTGGTGGACAGCGTATTTCCGTCATTCAACTCCACAAGATCTAGGTGAGCGGTCTGATCGCTCTGCGCAGCCCTGCTGCCATCAAAGCTAAGCCTCGAAAGTCGCAGTCCCGAGAGTGACCCGCTCTGCGTCAACAGCGTGAAGGGATTGGACCCGCCGGACTTCTGCAGGATGGACGCCTGGCGATCCCGCCCCAGGATCGTGGTGTTGGATCGAGCGACAAGGGGTTGATCCAGCACGAACATCCCGGCCGGGATAGCAAGCGCGTCACGGCCAACATCAGCCACGGAACTGATGGCGCGATTGATCGTGCTTCCCCAGTCGTTCACGGGGTCGGTAGACAACCGCCAGTCACGAATGCTGGGGCCACCGTCCACAGCCCAGTCCTTCAGCGCACGGGGAGCTGCCCCGGTATATGGCGCAGTGAAGGTGGTGGCCCCCGCCACCTCCCCCGCCTGGGTGGCGACGGTCGCGGCGGTTTGGGTGACTTGTTCGACGGCGGGGGCGACGGTGGCGAGGGCGGCGTCGATTACAGCATTGCCGGGCAGCCGCACGCTGTTCCCGTCGGCGTCGACGCCTGGGATGGTGTCGGTGGCCTCGAGCGTGGCCTTCGCGGGGAACTGCGGGATCGTGGCGCCGGCCAGGTGGGTGCCCCGCGTGGAGACCGCGGCCGTGCCCACCGCGCTCAGCCAGATGGACTGTTGCGGGATGGAGCCCACCGGCGGCTCCGGCACGACCGTGACCTCGGTCCATTCCAGGGGCTGCCCGTCGCCGCCGTCAGCCCGCACAGCCCAGAGCCCGGTCGTCGGCACCTGGTACTCGCAGTTGTAGGCGCCCACCTTCCCGGCGACAGCGACGCCCGGCAGTTCCAGCACCACGTTGCTGGGCGACTTCCAGAGGAACACCACCGGCCCGGGCGGCTCGGCCGGCTTGCGTGCCTCGTCGCGGAACTGCACCCGGACGACCAGGGTGTCCCCGATCCAGACGCGCGGACGCAGCACATCAGTGTCGGGCAGCAGCCCGAGGTCGGCCGAAACAACGGTCATGAGCACCTCGCATGCGGAAGCGCCGCGCAGCCCGGAGGCGCGCGGTTGTCAGGCGGACGGATTGGGGGGGCGGCTAGAGTGCCGCGCCAGCCTTGAAGAGATCGTTCAGCTTCGCCGCCGTCAGGGGCACCTTCGCTGCAAGGGTGGCAACGAGCGGACTGCCTCGCTCGATGGTCGCGGCGTGCTGCCACTCGATCTGCGCCGAGCGATCAGCTGCAGCAACTACAGCCTCGACCTTGTCCAGCAGATCGGCCTGGAGCAGAGCAAGGCGGGCCTGCCGGGCAGTGATGGAGGTTGGCACGGGCGGAGGCCCAGAAGCTGGCGCTGGCGCGTCCACAAGATCGCCGTCCCGCCAGACCTTCCGCTGGCTCGCCTGTGACCATTCGGCCCAGACCTCATCGGAGATCGGGACGGCATCCGCCGGGATCGTCGGATTAAAGCCGGCGGCATAGAAGGCCAGCGCGCGGCCCTCGCCGTCGACGACGACGTATTTCCGTCCAAGTTCGTCGGTCATATTCAGTGCCCCAGAGCGATCCAGAAGAATGCCGCGCTGCCGAATGTCACGGCCCCTGCCGTAACGACAGCCGAACTGATGATCGTTCCGGCCTGCGTCCGGAGATTGCATCCGAAGACGCGGCACGACCCGGGCCCCCATCCATCCGCAGAGGCCTCCATGGCGAGCACGATATGGCACGCGTTGGGGAAGGTGAGCGGGAAGGCGAAGTTGACGTTGCCCCCCCCCTCTGTCCCATTGTTTCCCCACTGCACGATCAGTCCGCCGGGCAGGCGCATGTAGCCGTTGGCGCCAAGGAGGCCGGTGCCGCCGAACATGGCGCGCAGGGCCGCCAGCAGCTGAGTATGATCCAGCTTTGCGAGCGGGATGCCAGCGGTGCCGATTACATGCGCCAGCTCGTTCTGGACCGCGTTGAGCCAGTCCTTCGTGACGACGGTGTCGGCGTCGAAATACCCCGGCGTGCCGGCGGCGCCGATCGTCGGCAGCGAGGCCGCTGCCGTCGGGTGGTCAATACGGAACATGGATTAGCCCCCGTAGGAGAATAAGACGGTGGTGTGCGCCGGCGCGAGCCGCTCCAGCACGCACTCGAGGATCTGGTTGCTCGCGCGCTCCAGCGGCTCTTCAGAGGTGCTGCGATCTGCACGAAAGTAGATCGTCGTGAGATCCGGCGCGTTCACCCGCCAAGTGAATGGCCAGGGCGTGTCGTACACAGGCGTGTCCGCGGTGCTGCGATCGGCGCGGAATGGCCGAAACTCGTCGATGGTAATCTGGAAGCCCAGCGCCGCCGCGACGGCGATGTAATAGGCGCGGGACTGCCCCCCCAGGGCAGCGATGCGCGCCTGCAGGGCCGCCTGCCGCTCCTGTAGACCCTGGGCCTCGGGGGCGCATGTATCCGGCAGGCCATAGGCGCGCTCCCAGTCCGGCAGCAGCTCCACAGTCTGAGCCGGGTCGCTCTCGCGCATCAGCAGGTCTTGCGCCCGCTGATGCGCCGCATTGGCGCCGCCAGCGAGACCCGCCACCAGCCGCATGAGGGTGGCATCGGGCTCGCGTGGCCAGACGGCACCGACCGGTAGCAGGTCGGCAAGCGCCTGGGCGAAGTCGTCCGCGTCGAGCACCGGCGTGCTCATGGGAAAGTCACCGTACCGGGAACACCGATGACGCCGGCTGCGAAGGTCATGTTGCCCGCCGGGACGGACATGGTGTGGTACGCCTCGCCGGCCGCGCGCGAAGCGGCCTCGACCAGGCGGGACTTGCGCAGCGTGCCGCCCGGCACCGCATCGCGCTCAATCTGAGCCAGCACCTCCTCGGTGATGGCCGCCTGAACCGCAGCGGAATTCGGCGAAAGCTCGGAGAAGGTGACATTCACCGTCAGCGGCGTCGGCGCGAAAACAAGGCTGTCGGCCGTCACCGGCCGTCGCAGATCGATGACTGCCTGCACTGCGGCGACGTCGGCCGGATCGGGGATGATGTTCTCGCGTCCGTCCATAACGAAGGCCACGTCCACCGTGCCGGCGCCGCGCCGCTGCGGGTAGGCCCAGGCCCGGGTGACGCCGGGGACGGAGAGCGCCCAGGCCACGTAGTCGGAGGCTGCACCGCCCTGGGGCGGCGACGAGAGGCGGAGGCGCAGGCGGGCCTGCAGTTCCGCATTGGTCTCGGCCGGGCCGCCACCGGTGAGGCCGGGAGCCGCGACCGTGGCCGTGTTGAAGAGCCCGGGCACCGCGGTGACCATCGTCAGGGTGACGCCGGCTGCCAGGTTCGCCGCGGCTCCGCCTTCGACCGCCGAAACGGGCACCGTTGCGACCCCGCCGCCGCCGATCGTGGCGGCGCTGGTGGTGGCGTAGGTGGTGCCATCCGGCTGCGTGAGCTCGGTGCCGAGATCGATCGGCACGCCGACCGTGCCCGTGAAGGTGACCGTTCCAGCGGCTTGGGTGGCGGGCTTGCGGGTGAGGCCGACCAGCCGCGCCCATCGATCCAGGAACTCGTCCTCGGCGGTGTCGGGAATGACCTGCCGGACGATCCAGTCCAGGTAGCCCATCTGCTGATGGGTGAGACCCGCTTCGGCATCGGCCAGGATGCCGAGGAGGCTGCGCCGCAGGGCCGGTTCCGTGCCCGGCAGCTTGGCCTGGACGAAGGACCGCGTGTCGCGCCGCAGGGTTTCGAGCGTCGGGCGCGCGAAGGGCATCAGGCCATCTCCCAGACGAAGTCATAGGTCGTGGACGCCTCCCCGGTACGCTCGTCCCGCCGGTGCAGGGTCACGGTCAGGGCGAGCTGGTCGTTCAGGGCGCCGCGCCAGGCCGCCGCAGCGTCGACGCGGGTCGCGATGCCATCCTCGGTCAGCCAATCCAGCGCCTCGCGCGCGTAAGCCTCGGCCTGCCGAAGGGTGGCCAGGGTCCGCTTGGCGCGCCGCAGCAGCCACAGGCGCGATCCCACCGGCCCGCGCGTGTCCTCGGGCCCGATGGGCATGTCACCCCACCAGCCACGAGGGTCGCCGTCCCAGGGCTCGCCCGGTGTGTCGGTGACCTCGGCCGTGCGGTCGGTGAGCAGGCTGATCGCCACGGCCGTGCGGAGGCCCCCTTGGGAGGCAAGGTCCGGCCCGGACAGCAGCAGGTCGCCGCGCCCCTCGGCCGCGCTCCAGATTACCGCCAGATCCATGAACTGCCCTCGTCAGATCGGCGCAGTGGTGGTGCCGCCACCGGTGCCATTCTCGCCGTGCTGGTGGGTCTTCAGGCTCTTCCCGGCGCCCAGCACGTCCACGGTCGCGGTGATGGTTCCCACCACATTGAGGTCGCCGTTGATCGTCGTCGTCGGTGCGGTCAGTTCCACCGGCCCGCTGCTGACGATGGTCACCTTCAGCGCGCCTGTGATCTCGACGCCATCGCCGCGCAGCACAACCTGCTGGCCGCGCTTGTCGCGGATCCCGACCTCGCCCGGCGCCAGGCCGGGAATGCGCAAGCCGGTGGCATCGGCCATCATGGCCACCAGGTGATCCCGGTTCCCGCCAACCTCCAGCACCATCACGTCCGCGCCCTCCTCAGGCAGGGCAGACAAGCCGTAGGGCATCAGCAGTTCGACGCGGGTGCGGGTGTCGCCATTGGCCAGCAGCACGGTTGCCAGGGCACGGCCGCCTCGGGTGCGGGTGCTGACGATGCGGCCCCGGGTGGGTTCGCTCACCGGATCGACCCCACGCCAGCCCAGGTGTCCACGGCGCCGGCGGTAGAGGTGCCTTTGCCGCTGCCCTTACCCTTCTTCACCTTGGGTGGCTTCGGGGTCCAGGCGTCCGGCGGGCCCACCGTCAGTTCCGTCGTGCGGCCGCTCCGGTCGTCCATGTTGTAGGTCACGCCGGCGATCAGCATCTCGCCCTCCATCAGCAGCGTCGGGGCGCTGACCTGGACGAGCGTGTTGACGAGCCAGGCCTTGCCATCGCTCTGCAGCCAGCCCTTCACCGTGATGTTCGCCTGCAGCGCCTTGGCCCGGGCCGTGTTGGCCGCCCAGACCGCCCGCTCGCGCGCTTGGGCCGGGGTCATGGCCGCCTCGCCCTTGATGATCCGGGGGCGGTAGAGCGGCACGTCAGCGTCGTCGGCAGAGCCAAGCACGCTCACCGCCACGCCGGCGTTCGGCCGCTCCTCCTCATCCTCGTCGTCCAGGTCGCCGTCGCCATCGCTCGACATGGATGCCGCCAGCGGCGTCTGGGCCTGGACGATGTAGCGACTGAACCGCCTGGAGCCGTCCAGCACCACCTTGCCGACCTCGATGTTCACGCCTTCCACAAGGCTGTCCGTGGCCCGGGCTTCACCGGTGCGCGTCAGGACGAGCGCGCCGTCGGGCGCATCCGTCGCCAGCACGCTCCTTAGCCGGGCCAGGCGCTCAATGGCCGTGTATGCCGTCTCGCCATGGTCCAGCATGGCCTCGCTCTTGAATGGCTCGCCCATCTCCGTCTCGGCGCGCACCGCAACGCCGAATGGTGCGGCCAGTGCCCGGGCCGCCGCGTCGAGCGTCGCGCCGCGTAGCTCGCTGCCCTTCAGTTCCGGGGTGCAGTCGATGAGCTGGGCCGTCTTGCTCCGGCCGGCGATCCGCACGTCGTGGCGCTTGGCCTCGATCGCGGGGGCGACAACGTCCACATAGCCCGTCAGCACCACCGTCCCGCCCAAGCGGAGCACCACGGGCATGAAGGGCATGATTGGCTCGCCCTGCCCCGGCCAGCGTCCGGCAGCGGTCAGGTCGAAGTCGGACGCCATGCGGTCCAGCTCGCGCGTGATGCGGAGAGCCTTCCAGCCAGTGAAGATCCGCGAGGCGATCTGAAGCTCGACCTCCTCGTTCAAGGCGCGAGCCTCGTGCCCTCGGCCGGCAGGAAGCCCGGATGGGCCACACCGGTCACGGCCGCCATCTCGTCGGCCCGGCTGGCATCACGGTAGAGCCGATGTGCCAGGGCCAGGGCCGGCAGGCCGCGCCCGATGCTGTAGGGCACCAGCCGCGGCGCCTGCTGGATGCGCTCGCGGAAGTCATCCACCACGCTGACGGACAGGGCCCGCCACGCGCGGAAGAGGTCGTCATCGCCGGCGTCGGCCGCGCGGTCCGCTGCGGTGTCGAGCGCCACCAGCAGGGCGTCCCTGACCGGCACCGCCGCGTCCGCATGCGGCCACTCTGCCAGCGCATAGGACTGAACAGCACCGGCGAGTGCCGCCTGCCGTAGCAGTTCGTCGGTTGCCAGCCGGACCGCCTCGTGCTCGCGCGCCTCATTGGCGGGAACGGGCAGGATGGCAGGGGCAGCCCAGAGCGCCAGCAGGGCAGCGCCAGCATCTGCCCGCGGGTCGCGCGCGCCGTCCGCCCGGGAGGTGAACGCCTCCCCCGGCTCCGGCGCCAGCACCTCGGCAAGGTCTGCATCCGCCACAGCCTCGATCGGCGCCGTGGCGCGGGCCGCGTAGCCCTCGGCGTCGATGGTGCCTCCGTCGCGGGTCATGTCGGCGATGGAGATGCCGATCCCCACCAGATCAAGCCCGGGCAGGCCCAGGAAGCGGCCCGAGAAGATCGGGCTGACGTCGGCGAGCAGGCCCAGTCCTGCCCGGGCCAGGAAGCCGCCCAGATTGCCCCGGGAGACCTGATAGATGGCGAAGGCGAAGCGGGCCACCTTCATGACCCGCCGGACCGTCGAGAGCACCTGGCTGAGCGTGCTCGTCTGCTGAACCAGCGAAGGCGATGCGCCGGCCTCGACAAAGGTCAGCGACAGGACCGCGAGCCCGCCGTCGTTTTTGGTCTCGCGAACGCTCACCCGGGAGCAGATCACCTGGAACTCGCCCAGGGTGGGGTGGATCAGCGTGCCGGGCCCCGCCGTGTCCTCGCAGGCGGTGAGCAGCGCATCCCGCGCGCCCATGTAGTCGTCGCCGATGACGAAGGCGTCGAAGCCAAATTTCCGGAGCGACCGGCCAAGATCCTCAGCCGATCCCTGGTCCCGCAGCGGGAACTCGTGCTCGGCTACACGCCGACCGCCCTCCCGCTCGTGCGTGTCCACCTCAAAGGGCACGCCGCGGAAGGAGGCCGGGCGCAGGCCGTCTCGCCACGTGCCGGTCGGCAGGCCTGGCAGAATGGAACCGAGGAAGCCGGACATCAGGCCACGCCCATCATAGCATAGCCCACGTTCAGGTTCGTGCTGCGGATGGCTGTGCCGCGGCTCTCAGTCTCGGAGCGCATGCCGGCGGGGGCGTTCTCGAAGCGCACGTTCACGTCGACCTCCCCTCGCTGCGGCGTTGCCGAAGGCCGCTCCCAGATGGAAGGGCGGCTGGGCATGTCGTCGCCCGCGCCCGGCCCGTCCGGGCGGAAGGACTGCAGGCGGAAGAGTGGCCGGCCGGTGGTGGGGTCGGCCAGCGGGTTGAAGGGCGTGCCAGGAAGCGCGGGGCGCGGCACGCGCGGCGGCGCGGGCGCGGGGGCTTCACCGGGATCTTCAGGGCGAGGACCGAAGCCGCCCGAAAGATCGCCGCGCTGCCTCCAGTTGCCCCGTTGCTCGCCCTGTCGCTCACCAGTTTGGTCGCGCTGCGTCCCGAGCGTGCCGAGCGCACCGATGGCGCCGATGATCGCTCCCGGCGCTGCTGCGACGCGGAGGAGCGTCAGCAGCCAAGCAGGTGGCACGAGTTTGAAGAGGCCAGCAACCGAGGCGGTCAGAGTGACGAGTGGAGCAATGAGCGAAGCGCCTATGGCGACGCCCACCAGCTTTATGACCCGCTCCCAGCCGCCCATTGCCTCGACCGTGGCATTCACCTTCGTGAGGAAGCCGTCGACCTTCGTAATCGCGGCTTCCAGGTCGAACCGCTCGATCGCGCCCACGACCCGCAGGAACCAGGCCTCGACCTTCGTCGCGATCAGTTCCTTGTTGGCCGCGATCCAGGTCGCCATCCGCTCCAGCAGAGGGCCAAGGGCGGGAGCCAGGCGCACGACGATGGCGTTGCGCACGCCGACGAGGGCTGTACCCACTTCGCCGAGCCGATCGCCGACTTCATCGAGGGCGCCCTTGTTGGCTTCCGTGATGCTGCCGTCGAGCTCGCGCCAACGCTCCTGCTGTTCTTTCAGCGCGTCACCGCCCTGCGACAGCATGGCGATCAGCGGTCCGCCGGCCCGTCCGAAAAGGGCGAATGCCATGGCGGTGCGGACGGCCGGGTTGCTGGTCTTGGCGAAGGCGTCCGCCAGTTGCGGCATCACCTCCGCCGCGCCGCGGAGTTGCCCCCGGGCATCGCGCAGCGGGATCCGCATGCGGCGGAAGAGGGCTAGGAGGTTCTTGTTGCCGCCGACGGAGGCATCGCGCATGCCGCGCTGTAGGCGCTCTAGGCTGCCTGTCAGTTGCTCCGGCCCGACGCCAGCCTGTCCGGCCGCGAACTGCAGCGACTGGAGGCTCTCCACACTGGAGCCAAGCTGCGCCGACAGGTCGGTCAGGGCACCGGCGCTGTCGACCGTGGCCCGCACCAGCGCCACGAGGCCAGCGCCGGCCCCCAGGGCGCCCACCACCGCAAGCGGCGCCGCGACGGAGGCTGTGGCGCGGGCCAAGCCGCCCATGGACATGGACAGCCGGGTGGCAACGCGGCCAAGGCCGATCAAGCCAGTGTTCTCGCCGATCCGCGAGAGGTTCTGCTGGATACGGCGGATTGGAGCGGCGGTCCGGTCATCGACGGAAATGACGGCTCGGAACTGCTCGTCAACGGCCATCGGTCACCTCCGCCCGGATATTCTCGCTCGCGACAGCGGCATCGCAGGGGCGCACTAGCCCTGCGACCGCGCCTTCTGGATCCGGTGGGCCTGCTCCAGGTAAAGCAGCATTTCCGGGACGGTGAGGCTCATGACGTGCTCGATGTCGCCCCACCAGGCGCCGAGGTCGAAGTAGAGTTCGCCTATCTCCCGGATGTCGGCGCCACCAAAAAATCCTGCACCACGTTGAACGCCGCGGTCCAATCGGCTGCGGACAGATCATCAATGGAAGACGGCGGCACCTCGGCGAGCGTCGCGATTAGGCGATGCACCACCGCCGCGTCGATGCTGTCACCCTTGACCGGGAACCCGCAGGTGCGGAGATCCTTGCCGGTCATCGGACGGAAGCTGAGTTCGGAGACCTGATTGCCGTGCGCGGTGATCGGCGCGGAGAGGGCCAGCTTGACGCGATCGCTCACGCTCAGATCTCCATCATCGAGCCGGACCAGCGCACGGTGACGGTGCCGTCCGCGCCAGCATATTCAAGCTCGCCGATCTGGCAGGCGTTGTAGAGGACCACCGTCGTGCCATCCGCCAGCTCGGCCGTGATGGTCGCGTCGGTGATCTTCTCCAGGTCGGTGAGCCGCAGGTCGGGGGTCTTGATGATCTCGGCCTCCATGTAGGGGCGGACCCAAGCCTCCTTGACGCCGACCGGCCCGGAGAGGCCGACAACGTCTTCCCGGTTCACCGAGCTGACCCCGATGTTGAAGGTCCCGCCGAGGCTGACCTGCCGCCCGTCCTGGTAGACGTAGCAGGTGCCGACTACTCGCTTGTTTGCCATGCTGGCCTACCCCTATGAACGGAACTGGGCGAGGACGGCCAGCACCCGCAGGCCGTTGATGAAGTCGGGCGCGTAGAGGACGTTCACACGCGAGACGTCCGTCGTGCTGCGCTCCACGATGGTGGCCGCGGCGAAGGCCTGGGCGTTCTCGACCAGCCCCTCCTCCTCCATGATGGCGTACTGCGCCACCAGCTCAGCCTTGATGATCTTCGGCGTGACGATCGGCTGGCCGGCGCCGAAGCGCGTGCCGTCGTTCGCCAGCTTCGAGCGCGCGAACTTCTGGGTGACGACCGAGCGCAGCCGGCGGATCACCTCCATCGCGATGTAGAGCACCTCGGTGTCGAGGTAGGAGAGATCGGCCTGGGCCCACTTGTTCCGCTGGTAGGTGGTGACCGCGCGCAGGATCATGGCGCTGCCGTCCCGGGCGAAGTCGGCCAGAGCCACGCCGGAGGAAAGGAGCGTCTGCTGCGTGGTGCGGGGGAAGCGCTTGCCGATGTCGGGCGCCAGCACTCCGCGAATGGGCACGGTCTGGAGCGGCCGGGCCGGGTCGGCACGGAGCGAGACGGCAGCGGCGCCCGCGTAGGCGGCGGCCCACTCATAGGGCGGGGTGGGGCTGCCATCCACGCCCAGGATCGTGGCGTGCTGGTCGTTCCTGGCCGCGCCAAAGGCCTGCAGCGCCGCAGCATCGCCGGCCTTCATGGAGAAGACGTGGCCATAGGCCTGGCGCTGCCACGACCAGCGGCCGGTCGTGTCGCCCATGATGTCGCGGATCGCGTCGAGCTGGCCGGTGCCGGTGTAGGGCGAGACGACGAAGTCGAACTCCTCGTCACCCAGGGCGGCGCCAAGCGGCGCGAGGTCGGGGTCGGTGGTGCCGCCCGACATGGCAACGATGGCCACGCCCAGTCCGGCAGGCAGGCTCTCGTTACCGGCGCCGCCGCGGTAGTTTGCCCGCAGGTCGATGCCGTTGCCGAGCGTGCCCTTGTGGCGGGCCGTGACGGTCACGACGGCCGTGGCGGCCGAGGCGGTCACCGGGAGGGTGGTATTGGCGTTGATCGCGGTCGCGATGGCTGTAGCGGTCTGTGCTGCGGTCATGCCGGCCGTGATGCCCACAGGGACCAGCGTGCCGGCCACATAGAGCGCCAGGGTGCCGGCAGCCGTGGCCGTGCCCGACGCGGTGATGGTGCCCGTCGCGGCGACCCCTGCGGTCACGTCGACGAAGGGATAGACCCACAGTTCGCCGAAGGTGTCGTTGGCCCGATAGGCCTTCACCATGTTGGCCAGCATGCTGCCCAGCCCGAAGAGGCCGGCGGCCTCCTCATAGGTCGTCACCAGCCGCGGCCAGGTCATGGAGCCGGACAGCGTTGTGACGGTCTGGCCGATGATCAGGGTGCGCTTGACCCCGCTGCCATAGCCGGCCTGCGAGTTGTCAAACTCCGCCCAAAAGAGAGGGATGCGGAGGTCGGCGGGGATCGTGTTGAAGCCTACGGCCACGTGGGGACCTCCTCAGGCTAGGGGCGGGTTGACGGGGAATTCCCACTCGGCGCGGCCATCGGGGCCGGTCTTGCGGGGTGGCGGCTCCGGCTGGGGCCAAGGCTCCGGCGCCACGTAGGCGCCCACCCGGTCCGCGGGGTCGATCGCATCAACCCGCACGTCGGCGCCGGTGAAGAAGTGCGGCAGCCGGGGCTGGAAGTCCTCGCCCCAGGTGACGTCGATGGAGATGGCGGCCTCACCGACGATCAGGTCACCCTCAGCGCGGATGTCGACGGTCGTGTCGATGTTGCCGACGGAGGACAGGCTGGAGACGAAGTTCGGATCCTCCAGCAGCCCTTCCTCTATGGCGCCGCTGATCTCGTCCAGCGTGGCCTCGACATCGGCCTCACGTTTGCCCGACGCCCGGGCCATGATCTGCAGCGTCACCGTCGTGTCGAAGCTTGGCGGCCCAAGGTTGCCGGTCGGCACCTTCCGTTCCCGGAAGGCGTAGACCAGGAGGGCTGGCAGGCTCTTGCGCTCCGCGCCCACAGGCAGCGGCCAGGCGCGGGCGGAATGCACCCGACCATCCACCTGCGGCACATGCTCGCGCAGCAGCGCCAGCGCCGCCTCGCGCACGGAAGCCCGTATGGGAAGCGGCATGGTTCAGCCGTCGACCGGGGAGCGGGCGGAAAGGATCAGCATCGCCTCTCCCTCACCCTGGTTCTGCACGTCCTGGACGAACCAGGTCGCGCCACGGACCTGCAGCCGATCCCCTTGCCCCGGCGCCACCAGTGGCGGGAAGTCGGACAGCCGGACCCGAATGTTGACCTGCTCGGCCGACATAGCGGCGCCGTCGCCGAACTCGATGGGCAGGTGCTTGTGGTTGAAGACGCCCCGCACCTGGAAGGGCGGCTCGTCCGGCCGGGCATAGGTCACCGGCTCGGCAAAGGTGTCGTAGATCGGGGCGTTGAGCAGCGCGTCGAAGTCGATCACGGTCAACGCCCCGCCTGGATCAGAACTTCTTCGCGCGGAGCAGCAGCTCAGGCATGCGGCAGTAGTGGAGCGGGTAGGAGTAGATCTCCGGCTGGAACCAGAAGCCCCGCTCCATGTCACGGACGACGATGGAATAGACGTCCTCGCCCGGGGTGTTCACGAAGTCCTCGCCCTCGAAGGGCGAGAAGGCGACACCGAACACGTCCGGGGCATTGGTCGGAAAGAAGCGGGCCTGGTCGGTGTTAATGGACACCGTCGTGCCGTCATCTGTGCCGCGGTAGTTCACCCAGGTCACGCCACCGAAGTCGAGCGTGCCATAGGCCACCCCTTCCCGGAGACGCGCACCTTCCTGGGCCCGGTAGGTTTCGACCACCTGCTTGTGGCCGATCAGAGCGTCCCAGAAGTTGTCGCCGCACAGGGCTATGATGCGGGACCGGATGGTCACTGCGCCCTTGCCCTGCGTGCGCATGGTGCGGACGATGCCGGTCACGATGCCGCGGATGTCGGCGTCCGGCTCATCGAGCCGCATGTCGATCAGCGCCGGCTCGGAGATGCCGAACAGCGAGTAGAAGTTGGCCAGCACCCGCGTGCCATCGGCATCCAGGAGGCGGCCAGTGATGGCCCCCATCCGGTGATACTCCATGGTCAGCTCCAGATCCTGGCGCTGGTTCGCCTGGATGCGGGTGATCTCGTCCTGCACGGTCATCAGTTCGTTGGTGCCGTCGAGGCTGCGCAGGTTCTGCAGGGCATGGGCCTGCTTCCGCTGGCGCTTCGCGAGACGCGGGGTCTTCAGATAGACCTCGTCCCCGGTCTCGTCGCTGCCGATGACAGGATCGCCGCCGCGCTCGGTCGTCGGGATCAGCGTCACCTTGCCGTTGATGCGGCGCAGCGCGACGCGGGTGTCGCGAATGCGATCCACGCCGAACAGGTTCAGGCTTCCGAGGAAGCCGGGAACATAGGGCATCACCCGCATCGCCCGGGTCAGGGCGATCGGGCTGAATACCGGGTTGGAGAGGATATCCAGGGCAGCCATGTGTCAGGGCTCCTTCAGCGCACGACGATGCCGAGCGCCAGCAGAGCGGCGATGGCGGTGGCCTTGTTGGGGGCGGAAATGCCGGCGGCCCAGGTCAGTGCCTGGCCATCGGCCTCGAAATCGCGTGCCAGGATGACCACGCGCTTGTCTTCGGCGGTGGCATCCGTGTCCTCGAACAGGATGCCCATGGCGTTCTGGCTACCATCGGCGGCGCCGGCGGCGTGCTGCGTCAGCTTGCCGCTGGCCGTGATCCGCCCCAGCACGGTGCCGGCCACGAGGTTCTGCCCCGTGATCAACGTCTCGTGCTGGCGGGAACGCCAGAAGTTCGCCTCGCCGGCGATGAAGTGGCCGGGACCCCGGCCATATGGAACAGCGACCATGGATCAGGCTCCCTTCTGCGCGCCGCACACGCGGGCGATGGATGCGTTCCAGCCATGCGGGTCCTTGGGATCCGCGGCAGCCTCGGCGCCCACCGGGTGGGCGGTGTTGGTCGGGATGGTGGCCTGCTCGGCCGCCTTGGCCTGCAGGAGCGCCTCGGCGACTTCGCCGCGGGTCTTGCCGGCCTTGATGTGAGCCGCGGCGTCCTGGGGCCGCCCCGCGAGGGCGCAGAGCTCCATGATGCTCGCCGCCTCGGCCAGAGCTGCCTGGGTGGCGGCGGCAGCCGCCTCCGTGCGCGCGCTGGCCAGGGCCTGCTCGTTGGCGGCTGCGGCTTCGCGCGCAGCCGTTTCTTCGTCAGTCATACGGCTTCCTTTCGAGGAAGGGTTGCGCGCGGCGATCCGGCCGCGTGTCGGTAAGCTCTGGACAGCACGCCGCTCGGCCTCAGCGATCGCGTCGCCGAGGGTTCCGATCTGGTCAGCGATGCCGGCAGCGATGGCCTCTTCGGCGTTCAGGCAGCGGGCCTCGGTGGCGCGGACCTTCCCCGCGTCCATCCGTCGGTTCTCTGCCACGCCATTGACGAAGAGGTCGTAGAGGTGGGCGACCTGGCGCTGGATGTCGGTCCGCGCCTCATCGCTCAGAGGTGCATGGGGGTGACCATCCACCTTGTGCGCGCCTTGGAAGATGTACTCGAAGGCCAGCCCGTCCTGCTCGTCGGCGCCGGACTGATCCACATGGACTGCCACCACGCCGATGGACCCGACCTCGCCCGATTGCGGCACGAAGATCGCGTCCGCCGCAGAGGCAATCGCGTAGCCAGCGGAGTAGGCGTAGGCATTGGCGCAGGCGATGATGGGCTTCTGGCCGCGCATGGCTGCCAAGGCCTTGGCCGCGTCGAAGCAGCCCAACGCCTCTCCGCCGGGTGTCTCCATGTCGAAGACGATGCCGCGCACGGACTGATCCGCCAGGGCGGTGCGCACGTCGGAGACAATCCCCTCGTACCCGCGCATGGGCGAGCTGGACGCATCGATCCGGCCGGCGCGGTTTGCGAGGATGCCGACCACCGGAACCAGGGCGATGCCGCTGGGCGTCACCGCGTAGGGCCGGCGGGCTGGCCGCGGCAGGTCGTAGTCGTCTTCGTCGAAAGCCTTGGGCTGAACCCCGAGCCGCGGGCCGAGCCCGCCCAGGATCGCCCTTAGCTTTCCTTCATGCACCATCAGCGGCGTGCCGAAGAGGCGCGCCGCCACATGCGGTAGATGTGGCATTGGCTACTCCTCGGTTCCTACCGGCTTAGCTGGATCCGCGTCATCCTCCTCGGGAGGCGCCGCGGGCGCCTGGGGCGCTGCCGGAGCGGCCGCAGGCGCAAGTCCCAGCCGATCCTCGCGGGCCTTGTCCTCTGCCCGCCGACGATCGGTTTCCTCGGCGTCGTAGCCGTTCGCCTCCATGACCTCGGACCGGGCCTTGAAGCCCTTCTCCACGGCCAGCGCGTCCGCCTCGACATCCTTCTTCGGGTCAACCCATCCCCAGGGCGGCGGCATCCAGCGGATCTTGCTGAAAGACTTGGGGCTGCGCAGGAAAGCTTCACGGGAGATGCTTGGCACCGCTCCGGCCAGCGCGGCCTGGACGGTCCATGCCTGCGCCACCCGGCGGCAGAAGCCAAAGATCATCACGGACCACTGAAAGGCCTCGGTGCGCCGCTTTGCATCGAGCGAGGAGGCGCGCGTGTTCCCGTAGTTCCCCTTGGTCATGTCACCGGTGAGGCCGTGGTAGGGCACGCCCAGCCCGACCGCGATGCGCAGGAGGGCGCGGTACTGGAAGGCCTCGTAGTTCCCGCCGACGTCGGCCGGCGCACTGAAGGCAACCTCCTCGCCGGGGTTCAGCATCTGCATCGTGCCAGGCTCAAGGCCGGCCACTGCGACGTCATCGACCGCATAGCTAGCCGCAAGATCCCCGGCTCCCGCAGGCAGCACGCTGCCAACGATGGTCTCCTCCGGGTCTAGCTCGGCGGGGCGTCGGATGAAGCCCGCGAACAGGGCCGCCGTCTTCTTCCGCTCAAGCTCGGCGTCGTCGTACTGGTCCAGCGTGAAGAGCTTCACCACCACGTTCGAGAAGCGCGAAAGGCCGCGGATTTGCCCAGCCTCGACCGGGTCGAAGAGGTGGATGACCTCATCCGCCGGAACACGGGTCTTCTGCCCTGAGAGGCCGGTTTGCTCCGTGCTGTCAGCAGGGTGTACCCGCCAGAAGTGATAGGCGACGCGCCGGCCGATTAGGTCGAACTCCACACCCTGCCGGACCACATTGCCGCTGGGCAGGACGCGGTTGTCGTTCGCGTCCAGCATCTCGGAGGGCATCAACTGGAGCTGGAGCGGGACCGTAAGGCCATCCTCGGGCCGGCGATAGCGGAGGCGGTAGAAGACCTCCCCCGTGATGAACGCTTCGCCCGCGCCGCGACGCATCAGGCCGTAGAAGTCGGTCAGCCCTTCGGCGTCCGCCTCGTCGGTCCAGTCGTCCCAGGCCGAGCGCAGAGCCTTCTTCAAGGCTTGGTCTTCCACACCCCAGGAAGGCGTGATGCCCGGACCGACGATCGCGCTCCGCCACCAGTCGACGGCGTTGATCGCATATTCGTTGTTCCGCACCAGCCAGCGGGCACGCTCCGTGACGGTCTTTCCCGCACCCGCGATCAGCGTGTTGACGTGCGATGGACCGGGCCGGAAGTTCCGAAGGCGACGCGCGCCGGCGCCAGCCTCTAACCCTTGCGTGCCGTTTCCGCCGAAGTTCGGCCAATGGGTCTGCGCGCCGAACAGACGGCCGCCTATGCGGGACAGGACGCCCATCAGAAGCCCTTGCCGGCGATGAACGTCACCTGCCGCACGGCCCGCGGCGCAGGGAGCAAGCCGAGGGCAATCTGCAGCCTCTGTATCTCCTTTCGCGCAACCTTGATCGCGGCCGCGACATCGGCCGCCGACTGGTACTGCACGGTGCGATCACCATGCTGGACCCGAGAGAGGCCGTTGGCCTGGATGCTCAGCAGCCCGTCGAGCCGGGTCAGCCACGTCACGAGTTCGCCCTGCGGCGTCATCAGAGAAGGCAGCGCGTCGCTCATGGCTTCCTCCTCAATCCATCATGGATGACCGGACCCGGCGCAGGGCCGGCCGGTAGACGCGGGCGACAGGAACGGGCGCTGCCTCGACGCTCTGGATCACCTCAGCCGGCGGGACGCCGTCGGGGATCACCACAGGCTCCGCAGCCGCCCCAATGTCATCCGCCAGGCGGTTCAGCTTCAGCCCGAAGTGGAAGAGCCCGCAGAGCGCCGCATAGGCGTAGACCCGAATGTCGAGCGCCTCGTTGGCCCGGCCCGGCGGCAGCTCCCAGACCCGAAAGCGCTGCCCCCGCACCTGCTTCACCACCGATCGCTCGGAGGTCATCTGCGCGAAGTAGTTCACGTCCCGGTCCGCCGGGAAATGCATGTAGCCCGGCCCCGGCCTCTCGATGTGAAGCCGCGCCCGGATCACGTCCTTGGCCGCGTTCACGCCGATGATGATCGGCCGGAACGCCGCCTTCGTCTTGCTCGTCGGACGCTTCGCCGGCCACACCGGCGACCGCTGCCCGCCCTGGGCGCTCTCGCCTTTGATGGCCCAGACCCGGCGCCCCAGCCGCGCCTTGGCGAAGCTGTAGACCCGCTGCGTATGGTGCCCGCCGCTGTCGATGCAGGCCGCGGACGCCGCGAAGGTCCGCCCGTCGGCTCGGCTCCAGCGCCGAAGCAGGAACTTATCCACCAGGTCCCAGGTCGATTGCAGGTCCGGGTCGCCCTCAATCACCTCATGGGCAATCGACCAGCTTTCCTCGTTCCGCCCCCACCCGACCACCTCAAGCTCGATGCGGTCATCCTGGACGTCGCCGCCCACGGTGATGATCGCCACCCCATCCGGCACCTCGGCGTCCCAAGCCTCGCAGCGAGCCAGCAGCCGCGTCTCCGCCAGCGCCTTGTCGCCGCGGTCCTCGTAGGGCTCGCCGAGCACCAGGTTGATGAAGGTCTGCCGCTCCAGCGGATCGCTCTTCACCCGCAGCCATTCCTCGACCAGTTTCGGCCAGGACGCGTTCACGTGCAGGCTGTAGCCGGCCCAGATGTGGAACCCCGCGTGACTGCCGCCTGGATTGGTCGGCCGCCACTCCCCGGCGGCGACCATGTCCGGCTTGTCGACCTCGTCAATGACGCAGCCATTCGCCCGGCAGGCATAGTAGGCCGTCGCCAGAACACCGTTTCCCTTGTCGTCGCGCTTCCACTTGATCCCGTGCGGCGTGTCTGGCCCGCCCCATTCCAGGGGCTGCATCTCGCCACAGTGAGGGCAAGGGACGAAGAACCGCCGCTGGTCGCTCTGCAGCCAGGCCTTTTCGATCCGGCTCTCGCCCTTGATCGTCGGGGTGGAGCCTTTCACGATCTTGCGGTTCCAGAAGGTCTCGGACCGCTTGGTGCCGAGGGCGATCTGGTCACCCTCCTGCCCCGCGCCGCCCTTTGGGTAGCCGTCCACCTCATCGAACAGGATCACCCGCGCCGTGATGCGCCGGAAGCCGCCGGGCGAATTGGCCCCGACGAACGAAACCGACGAGCCGTTGCGGAACACACGCTTGAGCAGCTTCTGCTTTGCGTCCTTGGCCTTCAGGTCGCCGGCGATCTCCGCGAGCGCCGGGGTATCCCGGAGCATCGGCTCGATCTCCGTGCTGCTGTAGTCCTCCGCGTCCTCAACTCGGGGCTGCACCACCAGGATCGGCGATGGGTCCTGATGGATGAAGTACCCGACCACATGGTCCAGCACCTTGGTGAAGCCCACGCGGGCCGACTTCATCACCGTGACCTCGGTCACCGAAGGGTCGGTGATCGCGTCCATGATCCCGTCCTGATAGGCGTAGGACGTGAAGCGCCCCGTCTGAGCGCTCGTCTCGCGGGACAGGACCGCATAGCGCGCCGCCCATTGGCTCAGCGTGAGCCGAGGCGGTGGCGCCAGGTTCTTCCGGCGAACCTCGGTGAGTTCTTGGCGGAGCGCTTCGGTGCCGCGGTCATATCGACCCTGCTCAGGCGGTAGCGGGCTCTCGGTCACCGGTGAGTTGCTCCAGAGCCTCCACCACGATGCTCATCAGGACGTCCTGCACCTCGGCCACCGTCTTGCAGCGATGAATGCGCGGCGCCTGCTCGGCAGGAATGGCCAACAGCTTCGTCCGCACCGCTGCGTACTCGGCGCCAACCAGGCGCGAGATATCCGCCCGAGGCACGACGGCAGCAGATTTCAGATCGTACTCGAGCTGCTTCAGCCGTCCGAGGTAGTTCTCTTTCAACGTCTCCGCGTCGGCGAGGCTGAGAAGCTCCGTCCCTCCCAGCACGATCCGCTCGGCGGCTTCCGCCGGCGTCTCACCCGGAAGGGTTGCAACAGGCGCAGCAGATGCTGACCGTGTTGCACCCTGCGCCTGGGCGCGGTTGCCCTGGCGCCACCCCGTGCCAACAAGGGCCGGGTCAATCGTTCCGTCGTCCAACGCCTTCAGGTGCTTCGACGCAATCTTGCGCTGGACCAAGGTCCGGCTGCAGCCCTCCCGCCGGGCAAACTCGCTGATGGAGATGCCCTGCACCTGCAACACCTTTCAGAGGACCTCAGCTAGAAAACACATGCGGTCGCGAATACCCCGTGTGGGGCCGGGGCCCCGGTAAGGACCCGCGAAAGTCAAGCGCAATCGGTCATCGACGTGCCGTTTTCAGCGCCTCGACCAGGGCGAAGCGCAGCCGCCGCGGGAACTCGGCACGCACAACCCGCTCCACGCGCGCCTCGAAGCCGAGGATTGGCTTGTAGGTGGCCTGCGGTATGAAGGCTGCGAGCAGCTTGAGCCCGCCGCCCTTGGTGCGCTGCCAGAAGCCGCCCACGCCCTTCACCACGCCGACGAAGGTGTCCTTGTTCGCCTTCGCGCGCGCCAGGCCATGGCGTGGGATATTGCCGAACTGGTTGAGCCTGATGCCTGCGGGTAGGACCAGTGCCTTGCCCTTCGGCTCACGCTGGCCACCGCGGATCTGGTAGCCGAGATACTGTGCCTGCCTGTCCTTGATGAGCACCACGGCGCGAAGGTCGGTCTTGCGTGCCGGGAGGACGGCCACTGCCTTCTTCGTGAAGGGCGTGGGGCGATCGAGATCCTCGGACAGCCCGCGCGTCACATCGTTGCCGGCTTCGCGCGCGATGGTCGTCAGCGCCCTCGCGGCAGCGAAGGGGAGTTGCTTCCGGCTGAAGTTGTCCAGGGTGCGAGAGAGGCGGTCGAAGTCATGGCGGACGCTGATGTGGATCATGCGCTCGCCTCCTCCAGCCAGCAGACGAAGAGCTTGTCCCGACCGATCATGAGGCTGGCCAGGTAGTCGTGGCGAACGTCGCAGACGGTGAAACGCTCGCCCTCCCAATGCCCCACGACCGGAGGCCAGGGGGCGCAGTCGCCTATGTTGAGCAGGCGCCGGAACTTCTTCTCGACAGCCTCGGGGCTCATCCGCGCCCGGTTGCCAAGCCGACAGAGGTCTATGTCCACCCATGAGGTTCGGACGATCTGACCAGGGCGAACAGCGAGCGAGCGGTCTTCGGCGACACGGACAGCCATGCCCCCTCCCGATTGTCCGCACCGCTGATGACAGAAGCCCGGAAAGACGAAGCCCCGCGCGTCAGGGCCGGCGGGGCATAACTTCGGAGAAGTGTAGCGATTTCTGCCCCGTTTGATCCCCCGGTGTCAAGCGGCTTCTTCAATCCATCCTGGCGGAGGCTGCACGTCCCCAACCGCGTAGAAATCCGCCAGTCGCTCCAAGGCATCCTTCAGGGTCTTTGCCGCCTCGCCTTTGCGGATGCCCTTGCAGGTCGTGTAATCGGCGAGCGTCCCGCAGCTCACGACCACCCAGTGGAAGACGCCTGCGGCCACCAGCCCGATAGCCTCGCGCCAAGCGCGCTGCACGCGCCGCTGCGCCACCCACTGTCCTGGCGCCATGTGGTTGCTGCGTTGCCACGGGCTCGGCGCCGGAGACGGCGTCTCTGTGGCTGCACGGGACAGGGCGCGGGCCAGCGCCTCGCCCATGTCCTTCCCCCCTTCGGCGCGCTCCAGGTCCTGGCGGAAGCTGTCGGCCGCCACGTACAGTCGGTAGTCGATAGCGCTGACCTTCACCATCCGCCGCAGCGGGTCTTTGGTGCGCGCTCGGCGGATGCGTGGGCCGGTCGGCTGGGATGGGTCCACGGCATACACCGTCTCCAGCCTGGCTGGGGCCCGGTACTGGTGTGCGGGACCGACATCTGGGCCTTGGTCCCGGGGATCGACTGCACCAGGGTGCGGATCGGGCACGGCGATCCCCTCGGCCCGGGCACGCTCCCGCGCGCGGCGGGAGGTCTCCGCTTCGGAGATGCGCTGCCGGATCTGCCCTCCGACTGCGGGGTCGATGTGGCTCACGCCGCCACCTGGCCCGCCGCGCGGCCCCAGTTCTGCCGCTCCCACTCCTGCTTCCGCTTATTGATCTCCTTCGCCACTTTCTCGCTGAGGTTAACGTAGTAGTGGCCGTGGCCTGTCGGGGCGATCGAGAGGCCCATAGCCCTGGCCGCGATGATGAAGGCACCCTCTCCTACGTAGTAGTCGGCCCCAGGCCGCTCGATCTTGTGGAAGCGCTCGGCGACATGCTTCCAGCCGTAGGTGCCACGCCCCCGGTTCAAGCTCTTGATCCGCGGTGCCCAGGCGATGAACTCGGCCGCACGCAAGAGCTGCCCCACGCCTCGCTCGTCCAGCGTGGCCTCACGGCGCATGGCTAGGCGCTGCTCCGGCGTCGTGCCGTCTGCCATTACCCGCTTCCGCTCGAAGCGCCAGTCGAACAACCCACCCCACCAGAGGTCCGGGTGCCACTCCAGTCCCGCCTGGATCACCGCCCTCGGGTCTGCCTGGATCTGGTCCAAGGTCTTCGGTTCCATCGTCATGCCACCCACATCCCCTTCGGATCGTCCAGGTTCCCAATGCCGTCCCACCACTTGTCGAGGGTGGCGCCTGCGAACGTCGGGAAGTTCGGGCAGAGGTCCTCGACCTTGTCCGACACCTTCTGCATGGCTTCAGTCCCGCCCTTGAACCAGAGCTTCCAGCCACGCTCGCGGACGTAGCCCTTCAAGGCGGAGCGAACGGGGTCCTTCAGGATGTCCGCAATCCGCTCCTCAGGGCTCCGCTCGCGGCAAAGCTCGGCGATGGTCAGCACCTGGAAGCGCTCCCGGGGCTCACCCGCTGCCCTCTTCCGGGCCTCCTCTTCGTCCTGCGCAATGCAGTGCTGACGGTACCTGCCGAGGCAGGCCGCGATCATCTGGGCGCTCATGCATTCGTCTCCACCTTACGGGCCTCGCGAGCCTCTCGAACCGTTTGCCGGGCCTGATCGACCAAGGCGCTTGCCACCTTTCCCGCCCCCGGGCGCGCCCGGCCGGAAAGGAAAAGCATTTCCACGGCGCAATTCTTCTGCGTGAGCCAGCCGATCCCCCGGGGCGTCGCCAGAGCTGAACTGACGAGGTGGTGCACGACGGCGGCACCGACCGCGGCAGAGCCTCGATGCCAGCGCAGCGTCCTCACTCGGCCGTCGGTCAAAACGGTCGGCCAGCCATCTGGCGGCAGAAGGGTCTTCATCCGACCCTCCCGCGCATGTCGCCTTTGTCGCTAAGGAAAGGGGGGGTCGAATAAAGATACTGTCGGGGAGAGAGAAGGAAGGAAGGTAAAAACGCCTTCTCCCTCACGCAACGAGGCGACAAGGTCGACATCTTCACGCAGGCCACGCCCCGCCGTTGAAAATTGGGGTTTCCCAAGGCCTTCGACATGGCGCTTTTGTCGACCATGCCGAATACCCCCAGTGACAAGGTCGACATCAGACACCCCTCCGCACGCGGTTGCGGATCAGCTCACCCATCTTCTCGCGCACCTTCGCCCGGCGCTCGCGCTCCGCCCGGCCGCGATCCGCGAAGCGCTTGAGCACCAACGGGTTGACGATCCAGGCAGTTTGGGATGCCGCCGGGGTGTCAGGCTGCTCCGGCAGGAGCCACGCCATGGAGACCAGGTTCTCCATCGCTGCAGCGAGTTCTCGGCGTTGTTCCGGTGCCTTCAGCGCCTTGTAGGACCGCATGATGTCACGAACCGTGATCCGCTCCTTGCCCTGCGCCATGATGAACTTGGCGATCCACTGAGCATGCGCGGCCTGCTGCGTCGTGTAGATGACGGCATCGGCGCGCAGCAGATGCGGGAGGAGGATCTCCTCCATGTAGGCAGCCACCCGGCCGGCCGTCTCCTCGCCGAGGATCTGGGTTCGCGGGCGCTGCCCTGTCCGAACCGTGGTGTCCGCCGCCTCGATCAGGTGGAAGGTCAGGGCCAGCCGGGCGAAGAGGCCTGACCACTTCCCGTATGCTGCCTTCAGGCGCCCAGGGACGTCAGGCATGCCGCTCAGGGCGCGGACGAGGTCGCGGATGCTCTCACGATGGACATGCGCCGCCTCGTGCAGCACCACCGAGGGCAGGGTGCTGCCCAGGGCAGACCGAGGCGGCTCCAAGGCCGCAAGGGCCTCCAGCAGCGCCTCGTACCGCTTCACAGCCGAGGCATTCGGGGTGCGGTCCTGCCCCTCGCCTGTCGGGCCAGGCACGCAGAACATGAACCGCTGCATGAGCCCGTCTTCCTTTGTATTCGTGGCGATGGCCTTGAACACGTCGGGCTGGATGCCGCCGATGATGCAGGCTGACCAGTTAGGGACAGTGAAGGAGCCCCGCCCAATGCGATCGATAGGGTGCGGCCCGCCGTTGTAGAGACGGAGATAGGCGCCCCGGTCGCTGCTTCCGCTGCCGCCGCTCTTGTAGCGGTCGAAGCTCCCCAGCAGCTCGGCAAGCTCATCCGAGCGAACCAGAACCTTCCGGGCCGGCGCCCGATACTGCGCCTCGCCGTCCGTCCTCAGGAGCTCGCCCAGCTTCTCCACGGTGGTATCCCCGACGAGATACCGGACTGCCCGCGGCTTCCTCGGCTCGTCGGCTGGCGAACCCTTGGCGTCCTTCCACTCCTTGTGCTGGACCTTGTACCGCTCCAGGGCCTCCTCGTGAGCTTTCCGTGCCCTCATCTCGATCTTGTCGATCGGCTTCGTGCAGGCCTTCAGGACTGGCGACTTCAGGACGGAAGGATCACCGACGATCCCGCCCCAGAGGCGTGGGTTCTCGGTCCACTCATCATCGAAGCGCTTCGGCTGGATTTCCCAGTCATCGCTAATGATGGAGGCGCATGTGACGATCGCCGTCAGCGCCACCGAGGCGGGGTCCACGCCCATGCGCTCCGCGGTATCCTGCACGAAGCCCCAAAGCGCCTCTGGCAGATGGTGCGGCCGCAGCTCCGGAACGCCGGTCTCCTCGTCATCCGCAAGGAAGTCGATGGGAGACTGCCATGCGATCTGCGCTGGCTCGCCGCGGGCTCTGCGCTGTCGGCTTGCGGTCTCCTCACCAGGAGGCGGAGGACGAAACCCAGGCTCTGGCTGAGGCTCCCCCGGGTCGCGAATGTCCTCCTCGGTGTAGGGTGGCACCTCATAGTCGTCCGGACCGGCCTTGGTGCTCTGGCCGGCTCGGATCGGCCGCTGCCATCCAAGAGCCTTGGCGCGGAAGAAGATGCTGCCGGCGCCGATCCTGCTGGGAGGGTGGGCAGCGAAGTGCTTCCACCGGTCGACGCAGGCCTGGTCCTCGTGCTTCTTCGACTTCGCGGACCAGTCTGCCCAAGCGTTCAGCCCCTCGGCCGAGCCGCCTGTAGCGCGCCACATGGCGAGCCCCATCTTGGTCCAGTCATCCCAGTGAAGATCCTCGTTCGGGATGGCCGCGAGCGCCGAGATGATCAGATCGATCGCCGCCTGCGGCTCGCCCGATGCCCGGGAGCCCTCGTCCATCCCACGGAGGCCAGCAGCCTCCACCGCCTCCTCCAAGCGGTCACAGGCCTCCTGCAGGTCGATCTCGGCGGTGTCGTCCCCACCGATGATGTCAGCGAGCTTCGGATTGCGCTTGCGGTTCCACGAGCCCGGCCAGCGCAAGGGGTGGCACGGCGGAGCTGCTGTCGGATCCGCCCCAACGAGCGCCGCAGCCATCTCGCGCGCGGCCTGGAGGCGACGGTGCTCCGCTTCGGTACGCGTGGGTTCAGTGAGGCGCCAGTGGAAGTGCTGCTTCTGGAAGACCTCGCCGGTATCAGGGTTCGTCCACTCCCCGCCCGAGGCGACGACGACCGTCGGCGGGCCGATCAGGAAGGCCAGCTGCGCCAGGGCACGCTGTGGATCGCCCGCATCCATCTCGACCGAAAGCGCCACGCCGTTGGCCATTTCGGCCATGCTGGCCTTGCGGTCGCCGCGGAACGTCGCCACGGGTGGCGCGAACACGACTGGTTCAGGCCGGTTGGCGGTGTTTCCCGCAGCCCTGACGGCGCGGTAGACAACGCCAGCCACGTCCTCGCCCACCTGCACGCCTTCGATCAGGACAGGCGGAACGTCGCGCCGAAACTGGTCGAAAGCCCGTAGCGACACGAAGGTCTCGGGATCCGCATAGCGGAAGAGAGCGTCCACGAAGCGGGCGATCGCGGGCTCGGAGGGTTCCAGCCTGTCAGTCACGCAGCCCCCGCTCGCCTGAGCATCACCCGCACGGCCGCGGCCGTCATGCCGAGCCGCTCGCTGATCTCATCCGGTGAATGCCCCTGCACTCGCATCGCGTGCGCTGTTGCGATGCGCCGCGCAGTCTCTGGGTTGGGCTGCCTGGCCCGATGGATCGGCTTCAGCCCTGCCCGCTTCGCCCGCATCCGCGCCGCGTCCCTCGAGATGCCGAGGACGGCCGCGGCTTGACGGTAGGAGCAGCCGGCGGCGAGGGCTGTTTCCAGAGGTGTCATGCTGCGCTCCGATCGCCCTGCCCAACTGACGCCGGTGGTGCCTGCAGGTGGCCCAGGGCTGCCGTGGCGGCCCGGACCAAATCGGCGAGTTCGCGGGCGATCTCGGCTCGCTCCGGCGCATCCACTCGGCCGTCGTCCGACATGGCTTCGGCATAGGCACTGAAGACGGCGCCGCTCTCTGCCCCAACCTTGGCGAGGAGAAGGGACAGCTCACCCTCCGTCACCGGCTCGATCGGCACCAATGCGCAGCGTGCGCGCCGCGCCAGTTCCCGGGTCAGCAGAGGCTCGCCCGCGATCTCCTCGAGGCGTGCAACGACGTCGACCGGCACGAAGGCTTCCGGCTGGTGAACGTTGGCGTAATTGCTGAGGCTGCTCTTCTTCACACGGGTGCAGACGCCGGCGGCGTCGAGCCCACCTGCACGCTCGACGAGTTCCCTCGTGAGGACCTTGAGGGCGCGGTTCGGATCGGTCGGGCTCATCGGCTGGAAAGGCTCCAGATGACGCGGTGACTGGGGGCAGGGCACGGTGCGGGCATGGTCATCGACAGCGACGCCGCACGATCTTTAGGGAGCCTTGGCCCCACAGGAGCGAGTGCCGCCGGGGCGCAGGCAGGGGCCGCGTGAAAGGGGCCAAGCGAATGCGCGTCGTGCGAGGCCCGCAGCTCGATGCCGTCATGTACGTCGCGCAGAGCGCGGCGGTGACGGTGGTGATGGCCTCGGTGATCCTCGCATTGCACGACGCAGATGTGGTGGACGCGCACGAGGTGGCGTCGCTGCTGATGTCCGAACCGCCGATCCATGCGGATCCGATCGCCGAGGCGATGGCGCGGGGAATGATCGACGGCCTAGCGCAGATGCTGCTCGGGCCGGCAGACGAGGAGGCCTGAGCGGTGGAGGGTGCTCTGACTTGCCTGGTCAGCGACGACGGACACTGGGCGAAGGTCGGAGATGTGCGCTTCGGCGCCGCCGCACTGGAGGACCTGCTCTGGCAGGTGGCGGCATGCCGGGCAGCAATGCTGCCGCGACGCTTCGCCACGATGTTGCCGGGATCACGGATCGCGCTCGGCACCGGCGTGCACATCCAGCGTGAGGACGAGGGGAGCCTCGTCTCGGTCATGCATCCGGGCATGGGATGGGTTGGCGCCCGGGTGGATCGGGCCGAATGTCGGGCGCTCATCAGGCAGCTTCGGCCCTGACGCGCCGCCCACCGCGCGGGGGCTTTGTCCGGTGCAGGGCAAGCATCTCGAGCGTGATGACGGTCACGCGCTTCGCCTTCGCAAGATCCACCAGCCGCGCCCAGTACTCGCAGGGAATGCCGCCCCGGTTGCGCCAGCGGCAGACCGTGTCGGGGCGAATGCCGAGGGGGCGGGCAATGGCGGTAGGGCCACCAAGGGCGGCCACGATCTCAGTCGGGGTCATGAGCCCATATTATGACAATACGGCATAATATGGCAATAAGGCATATGGCCGTTCGGACGTGTAGCTGGGGGACGTGGGCAATACGTCATCACTGAGCTAAGAGCGGGAACACATGCCCAGGCGCCCTGAGATCGTGGCTGACGAGCCGATGGAGGCCTTCAACCGTGAGGTTGGGCGCCGTCTTGCATGGGCGCGCGAGGCGATTGGCGTCAGCCAGTCCGAGTGCGCGCGGCGCCTCGGCGGCAATCAGGCGAGCTGGAGTAAGTACGAGGCCGGTACCCGCCTACCCCCGCCCTACATCATGGCGGGCTTCTGCGACCTCTACGGAGTGTCCCTGGACTGGATTTATCGCGGGCTTCTCATGGGTCTCAGCCGGGAAGTGGAGGCAGCACTGGTGCGGGAGCATCCGGAGCTACGGCGGCAGTAACTCGCCCATTGCGGGAACTCCCGAGCCGGGCGACCATTGCCGGAATGACCTTGCCTCCCGGTTCCCCAGACGACGACCCGGACGGCCCCGGTGCTGCAGATGCCCTCCACGAGGTGATCCAGCACCCGGCAGCGCGCGAGGTTGGGAAGATGATCGATAAGGCGCTTGAGTGGCCGCCCAGCGCAGGTCAGCTCGGCCGGATGGAACTTCTGCGGCACTGGGACGGGCTGCCCGCCAACAAGCGGAAGGCGCTGTTGCTACTGGCCCGGGAGATGAGCCAGGGGGAGCAGAAGTGA